ACCGTTCTCCGAAGTGGTCAGAATCAGCCATAGGCTGCCTCCGCCCGTCTCGGTTCCTGCCCAGCCAGAAGTTTCGTTTCGGCCGCTAGGGCGCCGAGACCAGAGCTTCCAGGACAGCAGGCTGACACCGGGGAACTCCCGGCCAACAACTTCAGATTGAGCGAGGCGTTCAGGTCTCGGTCAATGACCGAGCCGCACGCTTCGCAGTGGTAGGTGCGTTCGCCGAGTGACAACGTCTCCTTGACGTTGCCACAGCAACAACACCGCTTACTCGAAGGATAGAACCGATCCGCCTTGAGCAGTTCTGACCCATACCACTTCGACTTGTACGTGAGCTGCCGGTGGATCTCCGACGGAGAAGCATCTGACAGCGCCCGAGCAAGACTATGGTTCTTGAGCATCCCGGAGACGTTCAAATCCTCGATCACGATCGTTGACGCCGACTTGACTATCGCCGTCGTCATTTTGTGAATCACGTCTCTTCGGATGTTCGCTACTCGACGATGTACCCGCGCCACTCGGGCTACTGCCTTTCTCCTGTTGGTTGATCCTTTCACCTTCCGACTTACTGCCTTCTGGCGAACGCGAAGTGTTCTCTGCGACTTGATGAGCGCCTTCGGGTTATCGAAGACCTCGCCGTCGCTGGTGACCGCTAGGTGCTTGATGCCCACGTCCACGCCAATCACGTGCGTCGGTTTCGGCGCAGGATCGGTAAGCTCCTCTTCGACCTGAAGAGAGACGAACCATCGACCTGCCGATTCGGAGACGGTGGCGGATAGTACCTTTGTATCCTTGGTGGGCAGATAGCCGTGTTCCTTTAGACGTAGCTCTCCTAGAGACGGAAGCTGCACGCTCGCGAGCGAAGCTCGAATGGTGCCAGTGAGGCGGAAGCTACCGATGCCGTTCTTGCGGGACCTGAAGCGAGGAAAGCCTTTGTGCTTCGCTCCCGACTTACAGCGTCGGAAGAAGCTCTTGTAGGCGGAGTCGAGGTTACGAAGAGCCTCCTGCGGCGCGCACTTCGATGACTCGTACATCCACGGAACGCCGCCCTCTTCGACCGGCTTCGTTTTCAGAATGTTCAGTTCACGATGTAGATCGATCGCCGAAGGGCTCTTGCCTGTCGCCTTGTAGGCTTCGATCTTCCGTCGAAGACCCCAGTTGTACGCCCAGCGTGCGCAGCCCGCGTGCTGAAGGAGCTGCTCGACCTGCGCGCAGGTAGGGTCTAGCTCCGTCTTGTAGGCGCGAAGGAGTTTCATGGTTCCTCTTGTGCAGCGGCAAGTGCTCGCTTTGCTCGGTTACTCGCGGCCCGTCGTCCATAGATCCGAGCACACATTGATGTCACCACGTCGATGAAGTCTTGCACTAGGTCGAGCTTCTGCTCGCCAGCTTCGGCAATAACTAGTGTGCGGCCTTGCGCCAGAAGAGCGGCTTCGATGTATTCGACACCGAAGCGAGCGAGTCGATCTTGATGCTCAACCACAATGCGTGTAATCGTCGGGTCGGCGAGCAATTTGAGAAGCTTAGGTCGTTTACCGTTCAATCCCGAGCCTAGTTCTTCAACAACTTCCACATCGCGCAAGCCGAGTCCGCTAGCGAAAGAACGAAGTCGGTCTATTTGTCTCGTGAGATCAGTTTTCTGGTCGTGGGAGGATACGCGACCGTACAGCACGGACTTGCCTGAAGTGAGAGGAACTGGCGTGTTATCCACGACACGGTAGTGACCGCCGGGTGTCTGGACGACCTGGACGGGGAGTTTTCCTTCGTGCATCCAGATCATCGCCGTGCGGTAGTGAACACCGTTTTCCTTCGCCCACTCAGACAATTTCTTGGCGCTCACTACCGTTTATTACCGCTTTCGGGTACAGTTGTCAACCCCTCGGCGCTTTCCGTCCTCCGAAGTCGGCGAGTTCTGGGTCAGCGTCCGACCGGCAGCTGTTACGACATAACCGGGTCGCTCTCGGTCGTTTGACCAGCTAACGTTCACAACGAACGTGCCTCCGAATACTTTTCGATAGCAGTCGTATTGCTCCTTCCAACCATCTTCGATGGTCATTTCAGACTCCCTGGATCTCGCGGTTAAGAGCGGCACGGTTACGAGCACGGGCACGCTTGTGGGCGATGCGCCGGGCACGGCTATGGGCGTGGTCGCTACGGCGGGAGCTATAGCGGTCAGGAGGGAACTTGTCGTGACCGGGGCAACAGCCTCGGTCGGCACGGTCAACACCATAGGCACGCATGTTGTGAAGTCCTTTCTTTTCACCTTCCGCCGTCTTGCAACGCCACTGGCTCTCCCGTGACAGCATCGACGATGCGCCAGTGCATCGGTTTTGCGATCCCATCAGTCCCATCAGGCAACTCGTAGTACAGCCGACCTGCGCGAACCACCTTACTATTTTTCACGCGACTCCAGCCAGTGAGCACGTCCACCCACACCTCGCGCGCCTCTTCACCACCCATCATCTCATCCTCTATCTAGCAGGGTCCGTACAATCGGCCATGTGTCCGATATTACTTGCGCGAACCAGCGAAAAACGGGGCACTGTGCCCGACGCGCCACACTGGACGAGGCAAAATTGCCTCACCCCGTTCACGTTCCGGTCGCTTGCGCCACCCGCCGCACGACCTTCCTATCGATCCAGACATCATGCGTCTGGTACGTCGAGCCGCACCACTCTATAAATCGATCGATGACCTCATCGACCGTTTCCGGTGTGTAGTCGAGCGCAGCACATCCGCGTAGGTACTTGCCGTCGAACTGCTGGAACAAGCCGCCCTTGAAGCCATTGTCCTCGTAGTGCTCCAGCGTGAAGCGGGCGCGCCATGTACGAAGCCGTTCGACACGTTCTTCGTAGTCCTCGATCTCTTTCTTGAACGTGGCCACTCGATCAAGCACCGACAACGGCAATATGTCACGTTTGCAACCAACATAGACGCTCGATTTACGGCCGAACGGTACCGACTTCGTACCAGCCACAATGCTCCACGCTGTCGGGTTGGCATCAGCCCACTCGACGACCTTCACCATCTCAGGGTCTTCCGTAGTAACGTCGGGGCGGACCTCTGATGAGTAGATGGTCTTACGGATGATGATCTCGGTGGACTTCATCGCTTCACCCTGGCGAGAATGGCGTGAGCTTCGGATACGTTCGAGGCGTCGACGAGAGACGGTTCTCGAACACCAAACAGCTCACGCATAGCACATCGCATCTCGTCGATGATGCGTGGGTCGGTTACGCCAACCTCGACGGACTTGATCAGTACCTTCCCGTCAGCCCGAATGAGCAGATTGGGTCCGATGGCCAGGTAGCCAGGCTCTTTCGCGACAGATCCGTGCCCGATAGCGATGGACCTGGAAGCGAGTGCTTGAGCGTTGCCGCCGATGGCGACCGAGTATTCTCCTGCGGCAAGCACCTGGACGTTACTGTCGTCAGCGAGCCCTACATCGGATGCTCGTCTGAACACAGAACACTCGCATGGCTTAGAAGCTGGCGTACGGTCACGTCCGGTTCCGCAACCGTATGGATGCCTGGCTCGCCAGTCAGCGAACTCACCGTGGATTCCGCCACCGTGCTCGTCAATGTGGTGTCCACACTGGCAGAGGCAGGTTCCTTCACACGGAATGGCCTCGGTCTCTACCGTTCTACCTCTCCTGCATCCTGGACAATGTGCGTTAGGGTTGCCCAGTTCGCCTATCCATGCGTGTTTCATGATCCACCTCCGTGGGAGTGCCACAATAAGCGCGTTGCGCGAAATCTCGTCGGCTGCTGTATCTGACATGTTAGTCGCCTTACGTTTCGAGCACCCACCTTTGCAGTTGCAGACATTACCGCCTGTCGAGACGGCGTCCAGGAGTCGTTGAAGCATGGTCCTGACACAGTGCTCAGCGTCTGCGGAGGTCTCGCCACTGACCTGCAGTTCTGCAGTGCGCCTGACCCATTCGTTGCTACCGCAGGTCCTTACACCGTACTGAAACGATACTTCGTACTCGTTCATGGTTTGCTCCTTTGATCATCCTCACTGTCCTCAACATGAAACCGTTCTCGGTCCATGTTGCGTAGCATGCCGCCCATCACTTTCTCGACCTCCCGATCAGACTTGCCGGTGACGTCGACCAGGTGCACGACCTCGCCTGTATCGGTGCGAACCACCCGAAGTTCGCGGTTCATGGCGACCTCCTCTTAGCCTCTTCTAGCGCATACCGGCACGCGTAGCTCCATTCGTCAGCGTCAGCTAGCAGCTGCAGGTATCCAGGCGTATTCGGGTTGCTGTTCACGACCGCTTCCAGCATGTTAAGCGTCACATCGAGCGTGCGCCGGTAGTCTTCGATCGTTAGGAGCGGGTCGATGGTGCTCATGATTCACTCTCGAACTTCGGCTCCCCGAACGTCGCAATCGACCGCCTAAGTGCGCCTGCATACGCTCGGTTGTCGCTCGCCAGTTCGCGATCGAAAGCTACCTGCCATCGCCTTGGGATGTGGTGCCCATCTTCGACGTAGACACGATCCCAGCCGGCGCAGTTCGGCCCTGTGCCGCCGTGCGTAAGGGCGCAGAGGCCGCAGTTATCGACATCTACGCCTTGGTGCTGGTAGTCGTGCTTCGAGAACAGGCGCCGAGCAGTAGCTTGCAGCTTGGCTGCCTCGTCGGCGGGCCACGATTGGAAGCTCCAGTACGGGCAATCTGTTTTGATCATCGAGACTCACCTCCAGTCGCCGGCCGCTCCCTAGCTGCTCGGAGTCCCTCGTGCAGAAGCCAGGTACTCACTCCGAGCCCCTCCTTAGAGGCTATGGTTTCGAGCATCTGCTTCTGCTGCGAGGTGCATCGCACGTTGATGACCTCCTCCTTCGGCGCCTTGACGTTCTTCTTTATAGTCATGTCTACTCCTCTTCTTCTTCGAGCGACCGCTCAAAATCATCTTCGTCGTTTTGCATACGATCCAGGTCCTCGGCGAAGATGTCCTAGATGAACACCTTCGGATCAACCCCGCCGTCGAAAGCATTCCCCGCTGCCTCGGCGATTTCGTAGTTGTCGTCCTTCGTCCAGAGATCGTCCGGCAGCCCAAGTTCAATCGCGTGCGACTGAGCTACCGCCTTCCAGCCCGCGAACAGTCCGCGATTCCTCGGCTTACCTCGGCTCATTTCAGCCCCTCAACAAGCACAAGCACCTTGCGAGCGCGAGTGATGGCTACGTAGGCCAGGTTATCTTCCTCGACACCCGGCCGTTTGCGGTAGGTAGCCGTAAGCATCCACACCCTGTCCCGCTCCAGGCCCTTCGCCTTGTGTGTCGTCGATAGCATGATTCGGCTCTCGTTGGAGGTATCGCTGAACATGCTCTCGATGCGGCCGATTACGTCCTGGACAGAGTTGGCTCCATCACTGATCGCCACGATACAGTCCGCCTTATCTTCTACGAGCTGTGTATCGCGATGCTTGACGTACAGCCGCTTGCACTCCTTGTCGGACCACTCTTTGATGTAGTCCCGAAGCGCCGATACGGTCTTAGTCTTTGACTTCTTAACGAGCGCACCTAGTGACGTGCCGATATCCCGACCCTGGATCGCAGCACGACGTCCTTCCGCGATCAGACTCATGCAGAGCGACACTAGCGGAGCATTCGTTCTACTGAGAATGAAGTCTCCGGGTTGCGCGTCTCGCCGCATCTCCTTAAACGTGGCTGTTCGCACCTCTCCCTCTTCGGCGTCAGGTGCAGCCTCGATGTTAGGCACAATCTTCTGTGCCTCACGGATGATAGACCGACTGCATCGGTAGCATACCGATAGCGGAAGCTCCGTCGCGTGGAGGCGCTCTTTGACGTTCGAGAACGCCTTCTCGTCGGCGCCACGGAAGCGGTAGATTGCCTGGCGTGGATCGCCTACGGCAAGGATCCGACCGTCCGCCTTACAGGAACGCAAGGTCAGTTCGATCTGAGCAGCGTTCAGATCCTGCGTCTCGTCAACGAAAACCCTGTCAAACTTGCTCTGAGAGAGATCGAGCACCAGAGGTAGCCAGATCATGTCGTCGAAGTCGATCCGACCGTCCTCGGCGTCAGTGCACTGTTGCAGGATCTTGAGCACATCCCTTACGAAGCCGGCTCTCGACCCGTTCTGAGCGCTCTCGATACCGAAGGCGTCGATAAGCGCGTCGATCTGTTCCTCGTCAGAGGCTAGAGCACCCTTCGCCAATGAGACACATTTGGCCAGGTCACGTCGCAGGTCCCACGTCTTAGAGTCGCGGCCGTGAATAGCCGTACAGAAGTCATCTACCCGGTGGCTGTCGATCTTGAGTCTTCCGAGATTGGCTGAGATACACTTCAGACCGTAGGAGTGCAAGGTCGAAACCTCGACAGGTTTGCCCTGGAGGCGACGACCTAGTTCGACGGAGATGGCCTTGTTGAACGCAACGAACAGGGTCGACAGACCGGGGGGGATGTGGTCGATAGCAGCCTCGACTGTAGTGGTATTGTGTGTGACGGTGAAGTCGCCTAGCAGAAATCGACCGTCTCGATCCAGTTCGAAGCCGAAATAGTCACCTTCCCCCAAGAACTCCACCTGAAATCCTGTACAGAGAACTCGCTTCACCTGTTGCCGTACGGGCGCCTTCCGCCTTGGAACACGATTTGGGATACGCGAAAGATCTCCGCTAATACTGACGCGCCAGTACATTGTACTGTTGACGATCTTCTCACTAATGTACGCAGCAAAACCTAAGCTGCGGCAAAGGAAGAGCATCTGTGCGCCCATCGGTTCCGAAACAGTAACCCAATCGTACGAACCACCAGCAAAGTAGCCGTCCGTATCAAGCATCCCTGCAAGCAACTCCAGACGTGTCGACTCGTCGTTGATTAGGTAGTCGCGAGGAATAACCTTCTGACCACTAACTTCGCAGGACTGGAAGAACCTACGGAGCATGTGAGGTGTGGTGTGCCAATCCATACCTCGCTCGCCGACACGAAATCGAATGTTGAACGTGTTATTTCTGGCTTCCTCCCGGACGATACACTCAGCCCCGTATGTGACAGCAATATTTCGGCAGTATTCGATAATTTCCGGTTCACAGTTCGTGATCTGCGCCTCTCCGCGTGTCCCGTCTCCAAGCCAGAGCCCGACGAGATATGGTGCAACCGGCACTTCTATCGTGTCAAACCGAGCCGGAACACGAAAGAGCTTCCAGTCACGATCGACACGATGCCCTTCGGTCTCCATCAGGAGCTGATTGAGCGCAACATCTCGAACCTGACCCATCTTTCGATTCGTTCCCTGCAACGTGAGAACATGAACATCGTTGCAAACCCACGGTTCTCCCTTAGTGGGCACAATCTGGAAGAGAGGGCCTCGTCCTCGTGTCGTTGAACGAACTGAACGCGGCTCCGAATCTGGACCCATAAGCAAGTCGCCGACGACTACGTCCTCGACCGCCTTTACTGAGCCGTCGAGCATCAGTACCGGCGTCCCCTGACCGAGGCATTTGCCAGACCCTGCGACTGCTTTGACGACGGTATGGCCGGTTCCGTTGGCGACGTTATCGAAGATAGCTAGCTGATAGGCGCTGGGTGTGAACTTCATGGTGACGGGATCTCCTTTTCCCTAGATGGTTGATAGACGTTGTAACTCGCCGTATACCGAATACGGTGCGTTCATCCACTGAACTCGCCCACCTGCCGGCGATACCTGTGAACCAGCTTGCCGGCGAGGGCCCACTGCTTCTCAGTTAAGCCGGTCAGCGCCTGCACCGCGATGGAGTGCCCGAACGCGCCATCGAACTTCGAGAAGCCAACGTCGTTCAACTCCCGTGCGCTATCAGGATCGTCATCGGCGAGCTGCTGGAGCGCCTGGACGATGAACCGTTCACGGTCGGTCTGTGCCAGCCGACGATGCGACTGCACGCTCGGAGCGGTGCCGTTGTTCGTAGCCAGCTTCTTATCAGCAGCTTTCGCCTCAGCCTCAACCTTAGCGACGGTCGCATCCCAGTCGATGTCGGGCTCGCTGATAGGGGCCGCTGCAACGCGAACAGACTGCTCGACAGTTGAAGCGATCACAGTGCGCTTACGGGCGAGTAGCTCGGCAACCCGCTCGTCGAGCACATGATCGGCAACCAGGATCGTGATGATGCAGCCTCGGTCCTGGCCGATGCGGCAGATCCGATCCTCGGCCTGAGCATTAAGCGCCGGGGTCCACGCCTGGTCGACGAAGATCGCGTGATGCGCACGAGTGAGCGTAATCGCCACGCCGCCAGCCTGGATCGTGGCGGCGACTCCCTTCAGTTCACCACGCTGGAAAGCGTCTTCGATCTGCGTCCGCTTCTCATTCGGAGTGTCTCCGGTGATGGCGGCCCAACCTTCACGCTTAGCGAGGAGATCGATCGGGTCGCGATGAGCCGAGAATACAACGATCGGCTCGCCCTGCTCCTCGAACTCCTCGACGAGTTCGACTACAGCGCCGATCTTCGCAGCAGCGAGCGCCGCACGAGCCCTGGACATCTGCTCGAACGACGGCATGCCAGAATCGATCTCGATCTTGTCGACGCCACCGACCATCTCGAGCGCCTTGTCGCACACCTTCTTGTAGGCGGACGTTACGCTGACAGGAACCGTGCGCCAGGTCTTGGTGGGCAGATCGGGCAGAACCTCGGTACGAAGCCGGCGGAGCATGACGCGCTCCAGACGCTTGCCGACCGCTGCCGGATCGGGCGGAGAGGGCGGCCACTCCATCCCGTACTTACCCTGCTCGCCGCCCATGATCTCGACAAACTGCTTCCAGCCGCCAAACGTCTCGCGAGCAAGACCGAGAGACTGCAGGATCGTCCAGAGTTCGTTCTGTCGGTTCAGGAGCGGCGTGCCGGTGAGCCCAATCACTCGACCGCCGGCCTTGCGAGCACGGTCGGCCAGAGCACGGAATCGGCTCGTGCGCTGAGCTTTGGCGTTCTTGAGAGCGTGGGCTTCGTCGCTGACCAGAACGAGTCCAGTCGGAGCTGCGGGGAGCTTCTCGCACGCAGCGTCGTTAGGGAGCACGTCGTAGTTCGTGATCACGATCTCGCCCGGCTTGGGGTCTCGGTAGCTGCCGCGACCGGACAGCACAGTGACATGCAGATCGGGCCTCCATTTAGCCGCCTCTCGTGCCCACACGCCCTTCGCTAGGGCGGGGCACACGACGACGACCGCTGCATTGTTGGGGAGAGCAGCGAGCGTCTGGATCGTCTTACCGAGCCCCATCTCGTCGGCCAGGAGCGCGCCAGCCTGTCGCGCCGCCAACCAGGCGACGCCCGAACGCTGGAACGGATAGAGCCCAGCCCCGCGAGCCTTGAGAGCCTCATCGACCGCATCAGCTCGCACTGCAGCGGCAGCAGTCTCGGAAACCTGCTTGGTGATAGTTGCCTGGATCGCCTCACGGGCAGCAGAGTCAACCCGGACCTCGATCCCAGCCTTCTGGAGGCGCTCGACCATGGATGCGAGCTGCGCGATCTCGACGATCTGGCACTTGCGAGCAGCGTCGAATCGAGCGCCTTCGGTCGCCGTACGATAGGTGCTGAATGCGTCGCCCAGGTAGCCCATCGGCTTCATCGCGCCGATGGTGGGGCTGTCGAGCGTAACGGCGACAAACGCCGCCGACGCCTTGGGCGCAGCGTAGCAGGCGTCGCAGACGGTGACCCAAGGCGGGCCGCTCGTCCAGCCCTGGCTAGGATCGACGGACTTGCCGCACTTGCGGCACTCTGCCTTGTATTTGTTGCGAAAAGCCATCTGGGGATCTCCTTTTCCCGAGGACTGATATACTATGTAATTCGCCGTATACTGATCGTCAACCTGAAAAGTTGCGTTTAGGTACTTTTTATCACTTCGCGTCGGTTGACATCGAATATCGACGAGCTACAGTGGTCGTACCAACATGATCCGCCCGATCGCCACCTTCGCCCTGGTCGCCGCAACCGTTCTGGCCTATTTTGCGGCCGGAGACCCGTCGGTCTACGGCTTCATTCCGGCGCACGCCACGTTCGGCTCGATGCTGACCAGCCTGTTCCTGCACGCCAGCTGGTTACACCTGAGCTGTAACATGGTCTTCCTGGCCATCTTCGGCACCGTCGTCGAGCGGTCGGTCGGGCATCTGCGGCTCCTGGCGCTATACGGGGCCGCTGGCGTCGGAGGATGCCTCATGCACGTCCTGGTCAACCCGGCATCGACTAGCGTGCTGGTGGGCTCCTCAGGGGCCGTCTTCGGGCTTCTGGCGGTAGCTGCCGTACTTCAGCCACGGCTACTCGGCTTCGTCGGCGGGGTCATCCTCCTGAACATCTGGTGCTCGTTCAATGAGACTGGAAGTGCGGCCGGGTGCCACCTCGGAGGGTTCGCGGTAGGGTTTCTGTTCTGTTCAGGCCTTCGAACGGACCAGGACAAGTTCTGCCTCTACATTCAGAAGTCTGGGCTCGTCATCAAGTCGTTTACACTCACGCAGGAGGAGTAACACATGAATGACCTCATTTTGCGCGCCAGCATCAAGAACATCGGTGTGGAGCTGCAGGACACGGACGACGACTGCGAACCGCTATACGCCGTAGTCTCCGATACGCTACTCACGAAGACGGAACTTCTTGCGCTGGCCGATGCGATTCTAGATCGGTACGGATCAACCTCTACTACGGACGAGGTCAGGTTAGAGCTTCAGAAGATGCGCGACGCCGCGCCTACTCCCAGATGTTACCCATGTCCGTGTGGGGTAGCCGTCGAAGTTGTATGGCCCAACAATCGCATCGATTGTACTGCCTGCGGAGCCGTGTATACGGAATGTGATGGGCGGATTCTGCGAACAGGTGACCTCATCATCGAACAGGTGCGCCGATGACGAACCAGATCTACAACGTGCTCGTCTCCCTCGACAACGAAGCAGACGCCCGAGAGCTGAACAATGTACAGCAGCGCTCTCTGTTCGAGGCGGTGCGCTACGGATACGCCGAACCGATCTGTGGCACTCGCTTCAAGGTCACTGGGAAAGGACACGACTTCATCAGCCGCGTGGACGATGAGGCCGAGGTCGAGAACGGAGGTCCGCTGTGACACGCGAACGAATCCCCCTACCTTCGGGAGCCGCGCTGAGCGGACGAAGATCTAATCGAGGCCACATGTTCGTGGACTCGCCCGGGAAGCCTCCCAAGCTTCGCTTCCAGCCTGGAAGTTTCGTTCGCTACAAGGGTCAGCTCTGCGAGGTCATTTACGCCTACCGACTTCAAGAGAACCCTCACGAGTGGCGCTACTCGCTCGAGGAGCGGACGGAACTGTCGTCGAGGCCAAAGGACGCTATCGGCCAGTTGGCGGTTGCTCTTGGTTGCGGAGCGACGACGCCTCGTGTCGCGTACCATGTCTTTCGCGACTACATGCAGGCCAGTCAATACTTCGCGGACATCCCGATGAACGGGAATCGGTCCGACGTATCCAACAAGTCACTACTCCAGTTTGGAGAAGTCATTTCGTCTGGGGAGGTTATTACACCATGAAGATCGTCAGCGGCTCACATCTCGACCACGGACTCTCCGAAGCCCACGTGAAGTGGATCCTGGAACAGTTCGGAGACCGTACCGAGTTCTTTCGGATGACGGTCGAGATGCCCACCGAACTTCCGCCGATCCTGTGCGAGCTGCACGGACCGATGATGGGAGACGACCCGGTCCCTGAGCGAGAGGTCCAGTACCACGTTCGCGGAAACCGTAAGGGTGCGACTCGCATGTGCAAGCGAGCCAGGCGACCGACCCGGCTGTTGACGGTCATCGGAGGTCCTGGCAGGGTCGATCCGTGCATCCTGTACACCGCCTTCGGCGGACCCGCCGGTGCGCGCGAAGTTTGGGACACTTCGCTCGAAACCATGGAGGAGATCAGAGAGTCTCGTCAGTTCTGGAGCACGCACGCACTTACCTGGACCGCCTAAGAAAGGAACCGATCATGTACCGATTCATTACCAAGAGCCCCAACGGAACCATTGTCCGCGACCACGGCGACGCTCTGAAGTGCAACCTCAAGGAAGTCTTATCGACCAAGAAGCCGAACGAGAGGATCTGTATCGTGCTGGACGGAAACGAGTCGACCAGCTTCCTGGTGGATCGTCCGTAATGCGTACGACGAAGCAAGTGGTTCACGCGATGGGCCGTTGGATGCTGCGAACCTATTGTGGTTTGCGTCCAGGAGACTCGCCTGTCTATGTCGTGGACCCTCCGAGCACAGGTCGAAACGTCACCTGCAAGACGTGCAGATCCGCCTTGGCGGCGCTGTGTCGTAAGAACGGTAAGCGATGATGCGACCTCCCCGTCACCTCATCGATCGCTTCGCCGCTGAGCACCCCATCGAAGCGGCGATGTACGCGATCTGCGGGCTCGTGATATGCGCCGCAGGGATCTATCTGGCGGTGCGGTGATGAACGCCAAGGGTCCTTCTGTGGCGCTCATGTTCTTGATCCTTAGCCTAGTGTGCTGGTGCATCGTCACCTGCTACGTGGTGCAGCAGTGAAGCGGATACTGGTAGAGGTCATGTCGTTCACGATCGGAGCTGTTGTGGGCTATCTCCTGGTGCGTCAATGACCGACCCCATCCTTTCCTCCCGAGCACGCCACGCTCTCAAGGAGCTTGGTCTACGCCTCGATCACTTCGATACGTCAACGGTTCGTTTGGCGCTCTACGAACTCGCAACCAAAGATGGTCAGTCGCTCAGCGACCTGGTGAACGATCTCCATCGGGAAGTGCACCGATGCGGTCGCTCAACACAGGACGAAATACGTAGCTTCATCGGACTCGACTCGTCCACTCCGTGGATCGTGCTAAAGTCGCCCAAGTATTGCCTCGTCTGCACGTCCAGCTACCAGACGCCCGTGGATGCGTTTCTGCTGGGCTACATCGCCGGCCGACGCCAAGACGCCAAGACCCCCCTTTGCATGGAGCACGCGCCTATACTGGCGCGGATGATCGCGGAGACCAAATGACCATGGTGCACATCGACTCGCTGACGCTCACGATCGAGGAGGCCGAAGAACTTGTGCTCGTCTTGCGGTACAGTATCGATGAGGAGGTGGTCGCCGACCACGTCACGTCGAAGGATGATCCAGAGTTCATTGAACCGATGCGCCGGCGTGAACGGATTCTGGAAAACCTTCAGGTCCTCATTGCTCGAACCCGTCGCCGCCTAGGCGCCCCGTAGACGGCCTCGTAACCTCCTGGTCCCGAAACCCCTTCTCGTACGTGAACCCATCACACGGCTTGCCGATCGGCAAGAATCGATGATTTTGCTGCAAGTGATCCAGTAACACCTCTCGAGCTTCGTCGGCGGTCGCTGGCTTTCCAGCGTCGTTCAGAAACATATGTAGTAGTCGCTTCTTGGGCCAGTTCAGTGCGCCACGGACGTCGAGGACCATGTGAATCGTTTGCATCACGTCACCTCCGACACAGGCGTAGCAAGCGCTTCAGCTACAAAGCATCCAGGTAGATGCCACTCTCCGTTAGACGGGTCGTATTTCACGCACGACTCCGACGCATCGCTCCAGCACACCGCACATCCGTCCTCGGATATGCCGGAGACGCCGAGATGAGCAACTAGCTCCAACGCTTCTCGCAGACGGGCGTTCTCGGTACGCAGTTCGTCTCGCTCCTTCGTCAGCTTGTCGAACGATTCGATAGCGTCGAGGAGCTTCGGCACGTCGTCCTCCGCCACCGCATGCGCGCAGTTATCGCAGTAGATCGTCGGGTCACCACCAGCATCAGGCTCCGACGACATGAGCCCTTCGCAATACGGGCATTCAGCATCCTCCCGGTAGGGATCGAGCTTTGCGCGCTCCCGCAACCTAGTCACCAGTGCCTTCAAATCTGAATCCATCACTTTCCGTCCTCCGGCACTTCGCCCAGTTCTCTCACCGCCGCCCGTAGCGCCGCAAGCTTCTCGCACGCCAGCTTCGTAGTCGGGCAGTCGTGGACCAGGTAGGCCATGTCGCTTGCGACAGAGGCTAGCGTCATCGAGTGATTGTGCTCACCCACCTCGTACCGAACCCGATGCTGCGCTTCCTGTACCACCGGATGGCCAGGATCCGATATCGACCATCGTTCGTCACCTTCTCCGAACACGATCGCGAAACTGGCTCTACGGACTTTCTGTCGCATCACTGCACGTCCGGTTCGATGGTGATCTTGATTGCCCCCTTGATCCCGATGAGCGCACCGAACGCGCGGAGCACATCGCCAACATCGTCCCCGTTCGCGGCTCCTGGAACGTTGATAGCGAAGTTGCCCATGGTCGTACGGATGACCGGATCCTCCCCGTCCTTGTCGGGGATGATGTCGAGTACAACGTCCACGCACGAGACTCCATCGACAGTGGCTCGGTAGACGATGGATGCGCTCATCACTTCACCTCCGAAGCCGGCTTTACGTCCATCTCCAGAATCGCAGCCTCGATGACAGCCTGCGCTTCAAGCGACTTATCTTCGCTGGCTATGTCGTTCCACTCCACGTCATATCGGAGCCAGTTCACTACGTCTCGCAAACACTTCATGGATCTGATTTTCTTGGTCATTGCACACGCATCCTGGCCATACTATCGCTGTGCATGTTTATCGGTTCGACTCCTTCTGCTTGAGAATACATTGATCTTCGTGTTTTGAATCCACTTAGTGTCGTCGAACGGCCACCAATCTGGCGCCGTCGCACGAGGAGCCCATCTGGCGAAGCCGGCTTTCTCGCCGATGTAGTACGCACGGTACGCCTCAACAGGATCTTCCTGGCTGTACATTTCCGGCATCACCTGCACGAACGTCCTCGGAGATCCGGATCGTACCGGACCCAACTCGCAGCATCTCTCGATGACCTTCTGTGACGCATGCTCGCGACCATAGCGGCGCGTGTACTCTCTGCACAACTCCATGGCGTGCAGGTATAGCCAGCAGAAGTTGTTGGCCGACTCTCGCACCCACACCGAACACGGATGACTGTAGTGCGTGCGTTTGTACGGAGCCACGTTCTCAGGGACCGCGTTACTCAGTAACTGCGCACTTTCAAGGATCATCCTCACGCAGTGTCGATTGCACTGCATCCTTGCTGCAAGGATTGGAGATCTGGATAGTACGAAGATGTTCATTTCATACCGCCCATCAAGTACACTTTCAGTTCACTTGATCCCAAGCTCCCGCGCCCTCTCCAGAAACAGATACTTCGCAGCCGAACAACTCCACGGCTCTACCTTGAAGTGCTCGTACGGCTCGTACTTCGAACTCCACGGTACCGGTGCCGGCTTCAGCAGATCGCGCTTCTCTGTCATCAGCATCCGCTCGTCGGCCTCGACGACCTCCGGCGGCAGCGGCACAAGAGAGACGCCGAATCGTTTCCCGATGACACGCGCCAAGTTCTCTTCGATCTCATGGTAGTTCGTCAAGACGGGTTTGATCGGACGAGGCACATCCACCAGATACGCTTCAGTCGCGTCATGTAGAAGCGCAGCCACCTTAAACTCCGGCGCGACGTTGTTGGTCATCAGCACACTGTGCTGGGCCACGCTATAGAAGCCAGCAGGAACGTGCCCGCCGAACCTGCACATGTTCGACAGAGCGTGCGCGATGTCCTCGAGAAGGATCTCTTCGGGCCTAGGGTCTAGGGGCCAGAACTGGATTCCGCTCGACACCTGTATCCACTGTCCTTTGCGGGTCATTTCGATCTCCTTTACAGCAGCCCAGCTTGGCGAAGCCCCAGCTCGGCATCCCTACTAGCAGCGCAAGCGACACGGATAGCCAGATCTAGGGTAGCTACCCATCGTCCCTCCATCTGCCGCATCTCCTCGCACTCCGGATGACACGGACCGGTATCGACGCGAGCGGCATCGATCTCTTTCTTGCTGAACGGTTCGAACATCTACTTCACCGTGCAAGCGTTACAGGCCGGTAGTACCAGCCCCATTCCGAAGTCGCGAGGCTTCACGCACTTCTTCCTCTTGCCGCACTAGCTGCAGCGTTCGTACTTAGGCTTCGTCATGGATTGTGGTTCAGGTGTCGTCACCTTCATGTCCATTTTACGCCACCTTCCTGCACTTGAGACAGTGCTGACTGGTACATTTGACCCCTCGTTTTCCTTCGTGTCCAGACAGCCACCACATGAAGTCCTGCCAGCATACAGGATGGAAGTAATGTACTTCGTCGGCAGTATCGACCCTTCGAACGGTTGCGCCGGTCTTGCCGCATCGTGTGCAGGTACACATGACAGCTACTGTTCGGACCGAGACAAGTACGGAGGCGGACCGTCGAAACGTACCGGCTCCTGGTGTCCCACCCAACGCATCCAAACCTCGGCCAGCACCCGAGCAACGACGAGCCCCGTTACGCCAGCGACGACGACGATGCAGACCAGTAGCTCCGTCGTGCTCATCGGTTCTCTCGCCACCTCAGGTCGTCGCCGTCTTCGATCGACTGAGCGATACTGACAGAGCTATGAAAGCCAGAACCGATCAAGCTGCGAAGCCAGCGCACGATCTCAGCCCTTTCGTTCGCTCGCGCCTCCTTCAGCTCCAGCTCGGTCGCTTCGAGTAAAGCCAGGATCTCTGTCCGCCCCATACCAGTTCGCATGTTCATCGCTCGTTCCTAGCACGACCTTCCTGCAAGACCGCAAGAATGTCGCTCGCCTGCGCCGCCAGGATCGCCGCCTGCCGAAACGCCTTACACTCGAAGACCGAGGCATCATCGAAGGCGAGGTCGACGATCTGCCGAGATATCGACCTGAGTTCCGAGACTGTTTTCTCGATCGGATTCATCCAGCCACATCCTTGACAGCACGCTCGCACATCGCTTCCTGGCAAGTGCGACCGCCGTGGTAGTGACCTGATGTTTTGATCTTGGCCCATAACCCAGCTCCCAGGGCCCGCCACTCTGCCCAAGAACCACCAGTTGCGTTGCTCCACTGCTGGTAGGATTGCTCAAAAAACGGGACCATCATCGACTCCTGCTGCGGCTACGACCGCTTCGACGAGGTTGCTCTCTCACTCCTGCGACTCGCTTGAACGCTGTCGTAGCTCGGTCGAACCCGCTCGCGAACTTCTCGACACGATCTGCGACGTCCCCCATGAAGTCCGGATTTGCGATCTTTTCGAGGATGCTTGCCGCCACGTTGACCTGCTTACCGCCCGCCGACAATAGGTCGTACTTGTCGATCAGTCGGAGCAGCTGGGTCGTAGCCGCCTCACGTTCCTCCTGCTCTGTTCCTTCATGGAGTGCCAACCTCAACAGGTCCTTCGCCTTCTGTCGTGCGTCCATGTTTTCCTTTCACTCAGACAATCTGAAGCTGTCAACTACAACCAAACTTTAGCCATCGCCCGTGCCCAAGCCCGAGCCCGAGCCCCAGCCCGAGCCCGTGCCCGTGCCATAGCCCGAGCCCGAGCC